AAGATATGACTTCCTGTATCAATGAATCTTTCTGTTTCATCTATGTCCGCTGCGATTTGGGTGTACTCATCACCAATTTCTTTAACTATCTCTTTTAAAAAATCCATTATGTAAAAAATAATTCAAGGTTTACAGTTTTTTCAACATTCCAACCAATTGCATCAAGAATCGTTTTAAGTGGTTCTACGAAACTCTTCTCAAATTGTAGATCATAATCTATGTATTTGTCAAGTCCAAGTTCGTGTGGAAAGTCTTGTATGAATGATAAAACATTCTCTTGTATCAGATTTGGTTTCTTCAAATATAGAAACTTAATCTTCTCACCATTTGCGATGAGTGAATATTTGTTAGTCAAGTTTTTCTGTTTGATGTAATGATTGAATAATAATGCACCCCGACAATGTATTGGTGTTCCTTTTCCATAGATGGTTGTATAGTTATAATATTTCTTTACATCTGATACAGTTCTTGGAAAGGCAATCTCTTCTGGAGGAAGAGACTTAAATTTTGTGCGTGAATTGTCTATAAAATCAATCACATCTTCTTCAGTTCCATTCATCATCAGTTTAAGTGCGTCACGAATCATAGTGCGACATGGTGCAGGAGTTGAAGACTTGACTGCTTCAATACCCATAATCTTAAGTTTGGGTTCTTCGTATCTTACACCTTCACTATCCCATACATTCAGAATATATCTTTTCTTTGCTGTCCATATGCCACGATCTGCGATATTCTCTCTTTTCATAAACATCTTTTGATCATAAGCATTTACGTATTTGGCCAACGTTTCATAAGAACTCTCAATATACTTTTCAAATTCCATCTCACAGATCTTATTAAGGAACGTGACAACGCTTTCATTAGTCTTCTCTCTCCCCTTGTATATGACCTCCACCAGAGGACCAAGATTAAGATAGATGGAATCAGTATCTGAAGCAATAACATAATCAACATCCTCCGTTTTTAATATTTTGTTGATGAATTTATTCATTTTATTTTCAATCCATCGGATCGATACCTGACCCGATAGAGTGATTGCTTCCGCATTTGCTAATTTGTAATAACGAAAGTACTGATTGCCGATAGCACCATAAGCAGAATTAAGTTGTATCTTCCTCGCCATTTGAATGTTGTTGCACCTTGCAATTTCTTTTTCCAACTTCTTTGTCTTCTTCTTCTCATATTGTTGCTTTGCCTCTAACATCTTCTTTTTATATATGGTTCGATCTTTATAAATCTTCTCCATAAGTTCTGGTAAGAAACCACGAACATCTTTTCGATACATTGCACCATTTGCACAGACAGCAGTATCTTTATACATTTCAAATGTAATGTCTTCATTCAGAATCTTATCAACTGTAACTGATGGATGCCTTTGATCTATCAATGTTTCTGGAGAAATATTATATTGCATAATCAAATGCGGATACAGAGAGTTTAAGTCAAATGAAACCACCCAATCATACTTGCCAGGTATTGGTTCTTTCACATAGGCACCTGCATATTTTTCAGATTTACTTGTTCTCTCTTTTGGAGGAATGACAATATTTCTCTTCTTCAAATAGTTGTAGATTATCGTGTCCCACATACGAACCTGTGAGAATACATCTGCATAGTTTGCCTTTGCGTCATATGCCATCACAATCGCAAGTTCAATCAACTTCATCTTATCTTCAAGACGGTCAACCAGTTCTACGTCAATGATGTTATATTCGACAAACTTCTGCCAACCCTGTGTATAAAAATCTTTGAATGTATCAAACTCAGAGTGATCAAGTTTCTTCTGCCCAAGTTCAACATTTGCAATATGATCCAAACGATATGATTCTTGTGCCTTATATGTAAACTTCTTGTAGAGATTCAGATAATCAAGTTGTGTAATACCACCAACATCATATGCAATATGTTTACGACCTGCAATATAAATCTCATCCTCAGTTACAAGACCCCAAGGAGATAATCTCTTTTTAAGTTTCTCACCAAGAACACGATCAAGTCTACGTGCCAGATATGGAATATCATACAACTCTGTGTTCCATCCTGTGATAACTTCTGGTGTATTTTCTTCAACCATCCACCAGTTGATAAAGGCACTTAGAAGTTCATACTCTGAATTGAATGACTTGTAAATGACATTATCCTGTTTGTTATTGAAAGGCCCTTGACCCCATGTGCGAATCTGTTTTGTATTATAATCCTGTATTGAGATAAGTAGTATCTCCTCCGCTGCAGATTCTACATCAGGAAAACCATTCTCAGACTTTACCTCAATATCTAAGGTTGTGATTTTAATCTTGCTTACATCAAATCTTATCTCTTCCTCTGGATACTTTTCAGAAATGTATTGATAGATGTAACGATCATTGCCATATATTTTAAAGTTCTCTACCTCACTATATTTTTTAATAAATTCACGACAATCTCTTACTGTACCAGGATCTACCGACTCAACATATTCACCTTCTAATGTTTTATATTTTGTTTTTCTTTTTGATGGAACAAAAAGAGTTGGATAAAACTTCTCACGAGTCATAAAATGTTTGCCATCTTCATAACCCCGAACTAAAAAGTTGTCTCCAACCATCTGGACATTTGTATAAAATCTCATTTCTTATTAACAAGATCCATATATTTTTCTAATATTGTTGGTGCAGGATCTGACATAGTTAATATTTTATCAGAACTTATCATAAATTCACGATCCTTTGTAAGAGAACTTAACCATTTAGTAAGAACAACTTTTCCCTCTTCAACTGTAATTTTATCTTCTGTTGTAGTCAAAGTGACAGGATTGATTAATTTACAATCTGGTTCTCCCACCTCTGCACCAACCTCTTCTATCTCACTCAACAAGATTTTGTTGTTCACCAACGCTATTAACTTGACTATCTTCGCCATTAATTTTCTCCTCATAAATTTTTTTAACCTCTTCGATTGGTTCAACTATTGTGATGACCCAATCAGATCGAACAGGAATTTTAGTGTCTGATGTAATTAGTATCCAAGGAATCAGAGATATCTTTAACTTACTTGTTTCTGTTTGTTCAGTTAATACCTCTGGTTCTAAGTAAGTAATAATATTTGGATTTTCAAATAGATACCCACAAATATTATCATTCGATATTAATTCCTTGATATCTGCAATTACAGACTCACCTGATTTTAATAATGCAACTTTAATAGACATAACAATATTAATAAGATGGTAGATTCCTATCGCCGCTAATCCTGAACCTACCAAAGGGGATCACCGCAGTCAGTATTTCTCTGACCTTTATATTATACCACAAAAAAAGGGTTCGTCAAGAACCCTAAAAAATTGCTTTCATAATATACTCAGTGCTCAGAATTGGATCATTTCCTAAAAGATCTAATTGCATCTCATCTGCATCTATGTACACATCATCCTTTCCTTTACGACAATGTAACCAGTAGTATGTGCCATCTTCTCTTTTGAAGAAGTAACTCGTGTTATGTGAGTCAAGAGTAAACAGAGCAACAACATGAGGATATTCAATCTTACGATTTGGATCTGGTTTACATGACTTACCCATGTCACCATACATGGGTCTTGCCCCACTACCGTGAGGAGTGGGCAAGTTTCGCCCATGATCTCCAAATAAATCGTATCCCTTAACCATTAAAGATAATCTTTCCTTGCATGATGTTCTGGTACTATCTTACCCAACTTAACGGTAAGTAATCCATCTTTGAATAAAACCTCTCTGACTTCAATATCTTCTGATAATGACCAGGTTCTGTTGAAAGATCTTTGAGCCAGTCCTTGATGGACATACTGGGATCCTGTCTCTTGATTAGTCTCTTTGTTTCCCTCAACTGTGAGTTTTCCATACTCAGTATAAACATTAATTTCATCTTTTGTAAATCCTGCGAGTGCAATCTCAAGCACAGATTCAACATTATTTACATGAATTAAATTGTAAGGTGGATAGTTTGTTGTGGTTTCAAAAGAATTAAAAAAGCGGTCAAGGTAATCATCCATACCTATACCGTTCTTTGAAATTATTTTCATCAACTCTGGTAAGTTTGCAGAGTGATACCTTTGTAGTGAGTTCATAGTTCTCCTTAGTAAGCGAGTGTTAGTTTTTGTCCCCGAAGGCGACACTACTAATTATACATACAACCCTCTTAACTTGAATTCGGAAAACTCTTCTAACTGTGTTCGGGTATCTTCCCAACTCTTCACATGATGTGGATAACCGCCCAAATCTTTGAGTGCTTTTGCTAAAGGATAATCATTTTGACCTTCTAACATCATGTCACCATAGAAATGTATCACATCTTTTGAATCAAAATCCCGAAGTATTTGACTCTTATCATTATCAGATATATCAAGTCCAGTTTGACCACCTATCTGAATATTCAAATCAGGAAACTCACTTTTAATTCTATCTGCCATCAATATTCTTTCAGTTGAATTTACATCCCACTTAACATATTCTTTTCTATATTTCATATTGTTCTCACCCCTTCCAATAATACTGAAGTTGATTCCACCAGGTCTATGTTCAATATGATTACCTGTTTTGTGTGGGAACATACTATAATCTAATTCGTCACTCAAAAAATTAATTAATCTGCGAGATGGTTTCCAATCAGATTTATAGACATTTACATCTTTTTCATAAACGTCTGCACCAGAGCAGTTATATACTCTCTTGGATCGATTGTAAATATCAAGACCAACTTGTTCGACTGTCTTTGCTCTATCACTACCTGTCACAAGATATACGTCATAGGTGCAACAAAATTTAATCATGAAAGCTTCAAATGACAAATCAATTTGTTGACGACTCTCTGTGAGAGTTCCATCAACATCAAAAATAAACTTTATCATATTTTCCAAATTTTATCACAATAATCTTGAATTGATCTATCAGATGAGAAGAATCCAGATCTTGCTATATTCATTAATGACATTCTACTCCATTTTTTCTTATCTGTCCAGACTTGACTTACAGTATCTTGAGCACGAAGATAGTCAGGTAAATCTGCCAATACAAAAAATGGATCATCGTAGATTAAGTTATCGAGTATAGGTCTAAACGTTTCTTTTGTTCCACCACTAAAATGTCCTTTGTCAATTAAATTAAATACCTCTTTCAATTCATCAAAAATGTAACTGTGTGGATTATAATTATTTCTCAACTGACCAATTTGAATTTCATCATAACCAAATAAGAAGAAGTTATCTTCACCAACAAGATTTCGAATCTCTACATTCGCACCATCAAGTGTTCCAATTGTAAGAGCACCATTCATCTGGAACTTCATATTACCTGTGCCTGATGCTTCTTTACCTGCTGTTGATATTTGTTCAGATAGATCGGCAGCAGGATATACCTTCTCTCCTAACTTCACACTGTAGTTTGGTAAAAATACAACCTTGAGTAAATCATTTACTTCTGGATCATTGTTGACTACGTTTGCAATACCGTTGATAAACTGAATGATCAACTTTGCCATATAATAACCTGGTGCTGCCTTACCACCAAACACAACTGTTCTTGGTGATACATCTTTCGCAGTTCCATTTTTAATACGAAGATATTGAATAATAACTTGAAGTGCTAATAGATGTTGTCTCTTATATTCATGTATTCTTTTAACTTGAACATCGAACATACTCATCGGGTCAACTGAGATTCCTAAAGTATCAAAGATGTAAACTGCTAACTTATGTTTTCCTAATAACTTTGTTTCAGTTATTTTATCTAATACATTTGTATCATTATGATATTTTTCTAAGTCACCAAGCAAGTTCATGTTTGTGATCCAATCAGATCCCACGTATTCATCAAGCACTTCTGCCAGTGGAGGATTTGATAATGCTAACCATCTACGTGGTGTGACACCATTTGTAACGTTAGTAAACTTATGTGGCCACAAGTCATAAAACTCAGGCATCAACTGCTTCTTAACAAGATCAGAATGAAGTTCTGCAACACCATTCACATGATGTGATCCGACAGTTGCAAGATGTGCCATACGAACTGACTTATTACCAGACTCATCGATGATTGATAACTTTTTCAGAATCGCATCATTACCAGGATATTGTATCCTAACTGTCTGTAAGAATCTTGCATTGATTTCAAATATAATTTCAAGATGTCTTGGTAAAAGATTTTTAAACAATGCTAAATCCCACTTCTCCAATGCCTCTGGTAGAAGTGTATGATTTGTATATGCGATTGATTTATTTGTAATATCCCATGCTGATATCCAATCAATATGTTTTTCATCAACTAACAATCTCATCATCTCTGCGACTGCAACAGCAGGATGAGTGTCATTCAGTTGTAATGTATAATAATTTGGAAACTCTTCAATCGGTATATCGCGATTATCTAAACTTCGAATCATATCTTGTAGTGATGCACTTACAAAGAAAAACTGTTGTTTCAATCGAAGTTGTCTGCCTTGATCTGTGCCATCATTTGGATATAATACTTTTGATATAGTTTCAGAAGACACGCTCTGCTCAACAGATCCCATGTAGTCACCGATATTAAATGCATAGAAGTCAAAGATCTCAGTTGCATCTGCTCTCCACAATCTCAAACGATTACAACTGTTACCACCATAACCTAACTGTAAGACATCATATGGAACTGCGACAACTTGTTCGGACGGAACCCAACGACATCTATAATTACCATGATCTGAAATATAATGATCTACCTTACCACCAAATCCAACGAGACAAGACTCATCAGGATAACATAACTCCCATGGCCAATCACCGTGTAACCAGTTATCTGTAACCTCAATCTGCTGTCCACCCTTGATCTCTTGCTTGAAGATACCAAACTTATATCTGATGCCATAACCAGTAGCAGGTACTTTAAGTGTGGCAAGAGACTCCATATAACACGCAGCAAGACGACCAAGACCACCATTACCTAAACCTGGTTCTTCTGCACACTCTAATATATCATCTAAACTATATCCAAAATTATTAACTGCTTCCTTTGCCTCTTCTCTAATTCCTAAATTTAAAAGATTATTTGCTAACTGCGGACCAATCAAAAATTCTGCTGAAAGATATGCAACTTCCTTCTTTGATTCTTTCTCAGCAAGATAATATGACATCATCTGATCTCTTACAGCATAACTCAATGCCATGTACATATCATGGATGTTCGCAGTTTCAGGTCTCTTACCTAATGTATAAAATAATCGTTCAGTAAGACCTGTGTATAGGTTATTCTTTATCGTCAAGTTTTTTCTTCTTGCTACCTATATTATACTTTGTTTCCAGTATCCAGTCACCTTTGTCTTTATATGCTAATACTTTAATTTGATTTAAGGGTGCAATGTCTTTGATTTTTACAACATCAACAATACCAATCAATCCCCAATCAACTAATAGTTGTACAATACGATTACGTCTTTGAATATCGTTTTGTGTTAGATTTGCATGCTTACCATCTAACGCAAATAATTCCTTAAAATGCACTAAAAAATATCTACCTTGTTTATGCAGAATATGACAAGATTGATAAATTTTCTTTTCCTTGCGGGATGCCACTCCAATTCTTGTAAGTGTCTCACGAACCTTCAAAAAATCATCTGGTTCATTTAAAAGCACTTCGACCATCTGGTCTGGTGACCACTTCACCTCAGGTTCTTGAACAAAAGTCATGTTCCTCCAATCTCAAATTTAGACTTAATAAAATCAAGTTGTTCCTTTGATAAGATTTTCAATGCTTGCTTTGCTTTTTCATTACTATAACCATAGTAACGTTTTACGCAATCAAGATTATCAACTAAATCCTTTCGAATCCAAGGGGAAAATCTTCTCTTAGTTCTCAGTGTATTTATAAAAAAGTCATATTGCATCTTCTTTGGTAAGAAAGAATACATATTCATTTCATTCGCAAACAAGACTGCATCAAGGTGTCCGGAGAAACAGCGATTGATTATATAAGGAGGATAATCCTTTTCAATCGATGGGTCTTCATCTATCAAATTTTTCTTTGTTTGATTGATTGAATTTAACCAATCCTTTAATTCAGTCAACTTCTGTCTCCATGCTTCGATTTACAATTATGATTCGATTGTTTTCATAATCTGGTACAAATTCTAAGTAATCATCGATATCCCAACACAACTCTTCATAGAGAGTATTAAGTCTGTCCATATCCTCCCAAAGATCATTTGGTTCTTGTTTCATTTGACTAAACCCTCTTTTTTTAACTTATTATAATTATAACACCCATCAAAACTAAATTTTATTTTAGGTTGTTTGTCATAGTTTAATAACAATAGTTCTTTTCTTTTTTGTTGCTCATGCATATATTCACCTACCGATCTCATCGTATAAGTATGATCAAATTCAACTGCATTCCAATTATGAAATCTATCTTTAATCAGTTGACTTGAATTGTAACTCACCATCATATCAATCTTCTGTGACCAAGCATGATCACAATCCTCTGCAAACTTATCGTGATCGAATCCCTTATGCATTGAACCTTTGTTCCCATACAAATTATCCTTAATATCATATGGTGGATCAAGATACATGAAGATACCATCGTGTATATCATTCTCCATCAGGTATTCGTATGAATATCCATTGATATGCCAACCAGAAATTAAAGAAGAATACTCAGGTAGTCTTTCAATTCCTCTTAATGAGAAGTTAGAATCTGATGCCTGTTTTGAAAATGAAGAACTCTCAGTCAAACCACTGAAAGAACATTTGTTCACAATATAAAAAGCACATGCTCTTTCTAATGAATCAAATTTCTGATCATTGATTCTCTCCTTCGACTCTAAAAATAATTCTCTTGCTGAGTCTGGATTTGGGTGTGTTAATTTATAATCTCTTAATTGATTTGTTAAATCTGTTCCAAACTGTTGAAGTTGTATCCAAAAATTGACAAGCGGTTCATACAAATCATTGACATTAATTTTAAGATGAGGATACTTCTTTGATATGTGAAGTGCAACACTCCCACCACCAAGAAATGGTTCTCTAAACTCAGTATAATCTCTAAGATCTGGTAAGTGTTGATCCATCTTTGTGCAAGCACGAGACTTGCCACCAGGATAGCGAAGTGGGGTCTTGAGAGATTTAATAGATGATACCATTTCTTCCTCTCAACTCCTCAAGTTCAATTTTAATCTCAATCATTTCAGTAAGATCCTTTACAGATTCTGACATACCACGATATCCATTTCCAACATAGATTTGTCCTGCCATGACTGCGATAGTTGCAAGACCCCAAAAGATGTAATAACGACTTGATTTCACTTGATGTTTTAATTTTGACATGTTTTTCATTTGAATTCACACTCCACCATAATTTCAGTAAGTGCTGCTAAGAGATTGATCTCTTGATCTGCTACGAAGGCAATCTGATACTGATAACGAGCGATAATGAGCACAGCAGCAGGAATGCTAGAGTTTTTAAGGGTGCTATACAAAGCATCGTATATACGACGCAACAATACAGCAGGATCATTGTCCAAGTTATCTACCGTCCATTTACGCACCGCCGAAAAGTTCTTCTCTTTGAGGTTCTTTGTAAGTTCATCTACTGATACATCTGAAAAGGTTACTAAGATTCCACTATCTATTTTACCACTCACTGAGTATCTCTGACACTCATTTAACACTCTTCTCCAATCTGGAAAATGTTTGTTAATTAATTCAGCAATCACTTTTTTATCACTCTCAACCTTTTCAGTTTCAAGAATCTGATTGATGCGTGAAAAGAATTGTGCTGCTATTGCCGGTTTATCCTTTTTACTAACATTGAAGTCAACAACACTGCACCGACTATGGAGAGGTTCGATAATTTTATTTTTGTAATTGCAGGTGAAAATAAACCTGCAGTTTCCGGAGAACTCCTCAATACTCGCTCTAAGAAGGAGTTGTACGTCGGAAGTGGTATTGTCTGCTTCGTCAATGATGATGACTTTATGTTTCGACTCGCTTGTAAGAGAGACGGTAGATGCGAAGTTCTTCGCGTTGTTCCGAACAGTGTCAAGAAAACGTCCTTCATCCGATCCATTAATGACATAGAAATCTGCTCCTAATTCATTACATAGTGCTTTTGCTACCGTGGTCTTACCAATACCTGGTGGACCTGACAATAACATATTTGGTATTTCACCTGCGATTAAAAAATCCTGAAAAGTTTTCTTAATACTCTCAGGTAAAATACACTCATCAATTGTTTTGGGTCTGTATTTTTCAACCCATATAAAATCACTCATTATTTAAAACCTTTCGATTTTGGTTTTGGTTTGTCAATAACGTGAATAACTGTTCCTTCAAACCAAGGTGAACGACAATTATTCCACCAATATTCTTGAACCTCATCCCAAGATTCTACCACAAACGATTTGTTTTGGCAAACTATCTTATAGTGATGACGATCATATAGTTCATTACTTGTTTGTGCAAACCATTGTGGGTCATCTTTCTCTATCAAGTTAGTCATCATGATCATCCCATGGATCTGCTAATCCTTGATTTGCAAAAAATCCCTTATAGATTCCATATGCTGCTAATAAAACTGTAATCACAGCAATTGAAATACCAAAAGTATAATTTGGATTAAAAGTAAAGTGTGGAATTAATGTATCATTACACTTAGCGATCTTTTCTGGATCACTCCACGTACCAGGTAATGTGTATACTGGTGGGCATGCTAAAAAAATCATTCTTGTGATCTCCATTCTTTTCTCATTGTAACATATTTTTCGTCGTATGCAGCTTTATCTCTCATTTGTTTGAATACCCTTGCAGACTTGGACTTTTCACAGTATAGTGCATCTGGCGATTGGGGTCTAACGGAACCATCTTCAGCGTACTTTTTTCCATCAGAATGATTTGCATACCGACGGGAGCGAGTAAATCCCATCTCAAGAAATTTCCGTGCCATGTCCATTCCAATGAAGTCTTGTTCGTCTTTATAGTCACAAAACATGGAGTAAATTTTATCAGCAGATTTGCGAGCAATATCTTCATTTACAAATCTCCAATGAGCGCATATATCGTTAGTATAAGGGCGAACCAGTAGCACTCCTTGTTCTCCCCTTCCAATGCGATAAAGTTTGCGATTTTCCTCAATTGTAAAATCAAGGGTTTTGTAATCGAGTTCATAATCAAATTCTTTCATAACCAATTAGATCTATCGCATCCCCATTTCTTAACTTCCATTGAGTGAAAACGGTTCTGCATGTATTGTATTACAGATTTATAATCTGTGTTTGGGTTGCATGAGAATAAATCACATCGAGCAATGTCATCCTCTGGCCAAGTGTGTATACTAATATGACTCTCTGCAAGTAGAGCATAACCAGTAACACCGTGTGGTTGAAACTTATGAGTATCAACCTTCAACAATTGTATTTTAGCAATCTTTGCTGCCTCTATCAAGGTCTCTTTAACATATTCCTCATCATCTAATGGAGGAGTAATTAAACATTGTTTTAAATCAAATAATACGTGTTTCATTACCAAGTTTTTGGATGGTTGTTAATGTCACCTTCAACGTGATTGTGATCTATATTGTCTATTTGTTCGATGTGTAAATGTTCTAATGAATTTGCTATTCGATCTAATGAACTCATACCATCTTTACGTTCAAGAGCATACTCATCCATCTGATGAATTAATACACTTATCTTTGAATTAAGTTCTTTAAATTCACTCTCATGATTACTGCTAAGTAATCTTAAAGTTATTAGAGATGTTGCTGCTGCAATTGGTATTGCGGTAAAAAATGCGGTAATCATAATTTATAACCAATTTGGTTTTTTGGATGGGTCACGAAGATAATTAGATGCAGCCCAAGGTTTGGACGATATATAACGCTTGTAAGCAGTAAGAGTGTCAATGCTTGTGTCATATTTAAATACATCAGGACCTGCGAATGCGAATGGTGTTGCTTCTTTGTGGCATAGTAATGTTCTCCCTGTTTTTTCTTCAAATACTTTTTCTGCTGCGTTCATCGCAGTTTGACAGGAGTGTATTTTTCCATACCTGTGAGTATACTCTTGAAGTAATCCAAAACCATGTTGAATTAACCAAGCAGTATTAGCAATACTTTGTGCTGCCCAGATTGTACAAGGGTGTCCACGAAATGCACCCTTTTCGGTGTTGTATGGTGTTCCATCTTTCTTGGGTAATAAATCATCTCCCCAATTAAAATACCACTTGGAATAAACAACCGCCAACATCTGGCATGTCTCAAGTGGCATCTTAACAATATGTTTATCAGGTAAAACCTCTGCCGATTTAATCGGGCAGGGATCTGTCACAAAAATGTTCATAATAAAATAATCTTACTTTTATTATAACACAGGATTTAATCTTTGCCAATCGATTCTTTTTCTTCAGCGAAATAATCTGCACAAGAACATACTAAATTACGATCTCCATATACATTATCAATTCTTGATACTGCTGGCCAAAACTTATTCGTTTGACTTGCAGGATATGCTGCTTCCTCACGACTATAATTATATTCCCATTTACTTGCTGTTACAACTTTTGCAGTGTGAGGAGCATTTTTAAGTAGATCTTTATTGACACCAATTTCAAGTCTGATACTGTACATCGCTTCAGCAAATCTTAGAAGTTCATCTAATGATTCGCTTTCTGTTGGTTCGACCATCATTGTGTTGACAACTGGCCAAGATAATGTCGGTGCATGAAAACCATAATCCATTAATCTCTTTGCAACATCTTCAGCAGTAATACCATCAATACCTCTCATATCAAATATACACTCATGAGCAACTCGCCCATTTTCTCCTTTGTATAAAACTTTAAAAAATGGTTCGATTTTATATGCTAACCAATTTGCAGTAAGTAAGGATATTTCACTTGCTTTTCTTAATCCATCAGCACCCATCATACGAATATACATCCAACTGATAGGAAGTATCGATGCACTACCTTGAATCGCTGCAGATACTCTTTGATTCATAAAAGGAACAAGATGTTCTGCTACACCGATAGGACCGACACCAGGACCGCCACCACCATGAGGAATACAGAATGTCTTATGTAAATTCATATGACATACATCAGCACCATAATCACCTGGTTTTGCTAATCCAACTTGAGCATTTAGATTCGCACCATCAAGATATACTTGACCACCATTCTCATGTATGATTTTACAAATATCTTTGATTGTTGGTTCAAATACACCGTGAGTTGAAGGATATGTAATCATCAATGCTGCCAACTCAAAGGTATTCATGATTGCTTTCTTTTCTAAATCCTTCAAATCAATATTACCATCTTCATCACACTTCACAGGCACGATCTCCATACCTGCCATCACTGCTGATGCAGGATTAGTTCCATGAGCACTCTCAGGTATCAAACATATTTTTCTTGCTTCATCACCATTACTTAAATGATATTCTCTGATTGCAAGTAGTCCCGCATATTCACCCTGTGATCCTGCGTTTGGTTGTAATGATACATCTGCAAATCCAGTAATATCACATAACCATTCTCGAAGATCATCCATGATTCTTTGATATCCAAGTGCTTGATATTGTGGAGCAAATGGATGCATGTTTGCAAACTCATTCCAACTTACTGGCATCAACTCTGCTGCTGCATTAAGTTTCATTGTGCAACTGCCAAGAGGTATCATTCCATTTACTAATGAAAAATCTTTTGATACTAATTCATGAATATATCTCATCATATTAGTTTCACTTCGATACTTATGAAATACTTCTTGTTGTAACCAAGGTTTAGTTCTTTCTGGAATATTTTTCCATTTAAATTTACCAACTGCTTCAACAATGTGATCTATAGTATCATCTTTGTTCACTAAGTCTTGCTGTGAGTTGATTAATTTTTTTATCTCATCAAGTGTAGTTAACTCATCTAATGAAACTAAAGTATGATCATTTTCATAACGAACATTCAAACCTTCAACAGTGAGAAAACTTTTAAATCGAATTGTGTCAAAACCCTCTGTATCATCAACTTCAATTCCCAACCAAGTTAATCCTTTTTTTAATACTTCACGATAAGTTAAAATACGAGTTGCGATAGTTTTAAGTCCTTCTGCTCCGTGATATGCTGCATAAAATCCTGCCATATTTGCAAGTAATGCTTGAGCAGTGCATATATTCGATGTTGCCTTATCTCTACGAATATGTTGTTCTCTTGTCTGTAGTGCTAATCGTAATGCTGGATTACCTTGTGAATCAACAGACTGTCCTACAATCCTACCAGGTATTTTTCTTTTGTGTTTATCTGTCGTTGCAAAAAATGCTGCATGCGGACCACCAAATCCCATCGGCACACCAAATCTTTGCATACTACCAACTGCAATATCAAAACCCATCTCACCTACAGGTTTCATTAATACTTGACAAAGTGGGTCTACAATTGCAATCTTCATACACTTATATACATCTGCAACACGGATGAGTGAATCTGGATCTCTTAACTTTCCTTCATTGTTTGGTAGTTGAATTAATAAACCAAAAGCACTTTCAAAGTCACATAATGGAATTGTATCATCTAAATCAAGTTTTACAATTTCAATTCCTAATGGTTTTGCTCTGGTTTCCAAGACATTAAATGTTTGTGGAAACACTTGACTATCAACTAAGAATTTATTTTTATTTTTACTTGTACCATAAGCAAGAATCATTGCTTCCGCTGCAGCGGTTCCCTCATCTAATAGTGAAGCGTTTGCAATCGGTAAACCTGTCAGTTCTGTAATCAGAGTCTGGTAATTAAATAATGCTTCCAGTCTACCCTGTGATATTTCTGCCTGATAAGGTGTATAAGATGTATACCAAGCAGGATTTTCAAAAACATTTCTAAGTATTACCGGTGGTGTGATTGTTCCGTAATAACCCTGACCAATCAAACTTCTTTTTACATCGTTTTTTTCTGCGATTTGTTTTAACTCAGTGAGTGCTTGTTGTTCACTACAACCTTCTGGAAGTTTACTATCACCACGAAGTAAAATTGAATCTGGAACGATTTGTCTAATAAGTTCGTCGATTGTTGATACACCAAGATCTTCTAACATTTTAGATTGTTCTTTTGGTGTAGAACCAATGTGTCTTTGAATAAATTCTGACATACTATGATTGTGTTATATCATACTCAATAGTAATTATCTTGCTACTTCTTCCAGTGTAATCGTGACGTGTTGATTTAGACATTTTTCCACCTAATTGTTTTGTAATACCTTCAAGTTCAATTACCAAACTATTTTCTAAATCATCGTATGGATTATGATGTTTGTCTATTTTCATTTCTTCCACTCCTTCTTTTCATAATCAAAATCGGGATGTGGTTCAGCAGATACTACTGGATCTTTCGTTTTATTTTTAATTACAATAAATTTATCCTTTGCGAAGGTTCCTGCTAAATTAACTTCTATCTCATCACTGTCTTTCCAGTTTATTTCACCCTTAAGATTTGTATGAAGCATAGCTTCTTGAATTTTGTCAATCAGTTCTTGTGTAAGTTTCATTCATCTCTCCATAAAATTTCGTTGTCATTTGGATTTGTGTGAAATTCTGACACAGATATACCTATCAAATGTAAAAATACAATAAAAATAATTGCCACTAATCCTAATTTCATTAGTCTCTTGGTTTATGTGATTTCATACCATCATGATTTCCATCTTTTGGTAATTGACCTGTCATTAGATATTCAACAGTATCTTTACATCCACGAAGATAATGAACTTGTGCGTCAACCTTAAGCCACTCTTCGGGTTGTTCTACTAAAGTATCTCTTTTACTCAAAACCTGATCCAATCTTTTAGTAAATCTTGTCATGAGTTGTTCATAAGTTTCTGTTTGTTTCATTCAATTACATCAAAGTGCCAGTTAATCGATTTTACATAGTCGAAGGTATCTTCCATGTAAGTTTTATCATCAAGATTATATTTTCTTTCACAAAGAAAATTTCTCAGTTCTTGCACCGTAGCAAAAGAACCTTGAGATTCAAAGTTTTCATTGTAAAGAACATACTTCATTTCTTTTTAAATACTCCTAATTTAGTTAAGACATAAATTGATAATACTGTCCAAAAAACAACTTCTAATCCTGTATTATTCATTGTCAAATATTCCGTAAGGTGTTAGATCATATTTTACGTTGGCAATGCCTTCGTGTTTTACTTTGGTGGGTTGTCCTATTTTTTGTAGGATATCACCAGGTATTTTTTTCTTTGTAATATCATAAGGTATGGGTGCGTTTGCTACACATACTCGTATACATTCCATCTCTTCATCAGTGAATGTAAATGTATTCATGATCCTCCATCGAAAAATGTTCCAAAGAATCCACTATCACCCTCCTTACGATTTTCAATCTTTTCTATCATGTCAGAAGCATCAATAAGGTTATCTATATTTGCTAACATGTCAGCAATATGTTTACTTACAAATGGTTTCTCTGTTCTTGCAGAATATGCAAGAGCATTTTTTAAATTTTCTTGTGCATCTCTTAAAGATGCTTTTACTGTTTCTGATAATGCCATTAGATTCCGAGTAATTTCTGTTGTCTTTCAAAATATCCCTTGAGAATCCAAGAGCTACTATTCTTTTTGTCTTCACCACCGATTCCAAATTCAAATTGAACTCGTGGGTTATCTCCATATTTATCGATTTCTGGTGTATTCGTTTTACCTCTGTCGCCACCGTTACAAAAAACAACTGTGTCTGCTATCTCTAAACATTTAGCAATCGCACCACACGCAGATCCTTTATCGTCATCAGGAACAGTGATGACAGCATCTACCATTCGAAGATGACGAATTATATCCGCACGTTCCACCCAAGATTGAAAATATTGACCTTTCTTTTTTGTCAACCATTCTTCAGTGTTAATACCTACAACTAAAAAATCAGAGAAGTCTTTTGCTCTTGCAAAGTATGATATATGTCCACTGTGTATTGGATCAAATCCACCTGTAACTAAACTTACTTTTTCATAAAACATATCACTCTTCAGTAAATGTTGAATCAGGTTCAAGGGCAATAAAATATTTTAAGTTATGATTTTCATTTGTAAACTGTGCAAGAAGTTTAGAAGATATTACAACGTTGTATGCACCAGGTATAATTTTAATATTCTCAACTTTGAAATTGAAAATAAACTTACTATCTGTTTCACCAACTACGATTGCAAATTCATTTGATGTATCATTCTTCTTGTCTCTTACAACTAACTTCACAACTCCTGCTTCACCAATTGCTGATAAATCTGGAAGTTGATATACTGCTGCTGCCTTGAGTAATTTTTCTAATGTGACACTATCTAATTGAAAACATACATCCTGTGTTGGAAGTGTTAATGTCTTCTCTGGAGGTGCAGTGATAACCTGTGGGTCTGCAAAGAAATATTTGACTCTTCTCTTTCCTTCACGAATTGATAGAAATGAATCTTCTCTAAAATCTAATTCTGGATCTTGATGTAATCCAAGTCCATTTAGAAATTGATTTAAATCATAGATAGCAAAATCTCTTGGAAATTCTTCTTTTATATTTGCCTCCGCTAAGATATTTTTTGCAAGAGAGATTGTACGAAGACTGTCTCCTCTTTTTACCAGAATTGAATTATTAATTCCAGCAAAATTTTTCAGTATAACAAGTGTTTTGTCAGATAATTTCATAGTCCAAGATCTAAGTTTCATGGCATTTGATCAAAGTTGCCAGATGGCATAGATGGTTCGCCATAATGACCATCGAAGTGTAATAATAGCATAGCATAATGTATAACTTTTAGCAAATCAGTTTTGTTCCTACCATCTTTGCTTCCATAACGACTACCATACTTTAGTATGTTTGCTTGACAGAATTGTGGTGCAATATCTCTTGCTGCCATTAAGTCAATCGTTTGTACCTTTCGGAACTCATGTTTTGTTCCAGTGTAATGTCCTTGATATGTTCTTGAAACATATTCTTGAATATCCTTAAGTATCTCATCTTCATGATACTTAAAGTTGTGATCTGTTTTCATTGATTCTGCTGCTAAAAAATGATGTGAATACATATCGTCTATGTCTGACATAGTATCGATTTCATAATCAAGTCCATCATCATCTGGATCTCTTGGTGGCCATGGTGAACCTGGTGTCCACTCAAATCCACCCATTCTTTCGATTTTATCTAAATCAAAATTTGTTTCGTCTATTTCTTTTTTATTCACAATAGGATACTCCTTATCAAGTGTACCATTTAAAACATCATATAATAAACTCCAAGCATTAACCATAACAAAATAAGAAATCATTTACAAGAGATTCTGCTTTCTCTTTTCCAAACTTACCAGAAAGATATCCTCCAACTGGGTCTAATTTAGTCATGTAAGCATCGAAGTCTTTATAGAAACTGGTATCAACACCAGTCGGTTTCTCTAATTCTAACATATCTCTATACTTTGTCAAGTAAGTCTTAAACATATCAAGATGCTCATTCACCTCATCCATGGTGCACTTGACCACATAAATGTTCTCTGAAAAATGATTACCAGGTTCAAAGAAACGAATATCTCCTTCTTGTTTTGGTAAACCATCGACAGAGAACAAATAGTTTTCTACAGGATGTTGGAAATCAAAGACAATAATGACCTTCTTGTCAAAGAATCCCATAAGATCCATACCAAGATTTTTCATTCCAGATCTCCACTTCTCGTGACTTAATTATATATGGGGTTGTATACGTTTTTGCGGTTAAGTATGTACCTTTCGATTCCCAAGTTGCCCAAACGCTCCCTGCTGCGTTATGCAGAGGGAACGTATCATGAAGGACATCTTTGTACTTACTCCACAGATTCATTGTTGTCGAAGTTAACGTCTGCGTCTACTTTGTCGTAGAGTTCCATAAATGATTGCTTAGTGTCATCGTCAAAACGATTTATGCAAACTTGTAGTGCCTTTGCCTTATTCTTGAAGATAGAATATGCACGAATGATGTGAACCAAACGACGAGTGCTGATGATCTCTTCAATACCACCATCGTAGAATGTTTTACGAATGATGTCTGCCCAATCAACAAGTTTCTTGATGAACTTGTCATCATCGACATTTACACTTGCAGCGTGAAGATGAAGTAACTTCTCTTCTGTCTTTACTGCGGGGTAGGATTGCTCGAAGGTAACTGGGAATCTTTCAAGGAATGCTTCGTTGAGCACGTTAGTTCCAATAA